GTCGTATGCTCTTCGTTAGATAACGAAGCTCCACCGGTATTTTTTATGGCTGTGGTTGGGTTCCACATACTCACCGAGCGTCCAGTTATCTCCGCCACCTGCCACTGTATATCTTAGCATTTCATTCCAATGAAATGGTTCAGACGTACGACAGGCGGATCGCGGGGACTCAGGACAAGGAATGAGGGCTTCTAACCGCTGTAAGTCGGCGTTCTTACGATGCTTAAAGAAAGCAAAGTTCGATGACCGGAACTCACATTTATAGGTTAAAGGCAGACCAAGGACGGTACAGTAGTGAGGGCCAAAAGCCTGATCTACCGTGACCTTTACCTGATCAGCAACACTCCAGCTGTACGAGTCGGCAATGTTATTCACAAAGTCAACCCATGCAGTTTCGGATTTGAGCGACGAATTAAACTCCTCGCGAGCTTTGACGTAACTAACGTCAGAGCCCAACCAGCAGTCAAGACCACAGCTCTCCCGGAAGGGAGTTTTGTAGCAAGACTTCTGTTCATTGACCTTGAGATCGAAAGATTCAAGGATATGCGAGGCCTCCGCTGCGAAAGCAGTGGGGAGGATAATGTCGTCACCATACACATATACGGGACACCCGAGTATGGATTGCAGCAAGCTCCAAAAAACAAGAGCCTCTACTGGGAAGCACACTGCCGAGCCCATGGGCGCAAATTTGCGCATAGGGCCAAACAGCTCGCCTCCACCCATATCTACAAACCTTGTACGACAAGCGTCAAGTGCCTCAACCCAGTTTCCTGGGAAGAGATGTTGCACGAGATCCCATCGTACTCTGTCTGATGCATCCTTAAGGTCTAGCGTACACCAATTTTGGTACTCGCTTGCCTCGAGGGTTAAGGCCCTATTCACTCCTTGGTCCGTGAAATTCACGTATCCTGAAGTTAGTGGGTGCTCCTCAACTGCCTTATAAAGCAGTCGCATCAAACCCTGCTGTATATACTGCCGCTCGCGAGGCTCACAACAAATAAGTCGTGGTCCGCGCATGTCCTTTGGGACAGCAACAATACGAGCAGGAGGGTCCTCTATCTCCTCTGCGTGCAAATATGTATCTAGTTGATCACATAAATGCGTAGCATTGAAGTAGAAGAATTCGTCATAGGGAAACACCGCATTTAACCGCGGTATGAACCTATAAGAGTGATATTTGTCACAATTCGGGGTACGGCAAGCCGTAGCACCCGAGCCGTGACGCGGAACGCTAGTCCTCGGGTCAACAGACCCTAGGATTTCGTGGAGGTATCGTCTCGCTTTACGCGTGACGACCTCGTCTGGTAGCTGTCTATCAAGACTGCTATCCCGCTCCATAAAACTCGTAAGAGCTTTATGTATATCATCTTCATCGTGAGGAACCCTAACTTTGTAATACAACAGCGTAAGCTGTCGTATGTGTCTTATCGTTTCAGCAGAAGCATCCGGCATTACTACACCATCGCGATCGAGAACTTGCTTAAAAAGCTCGCTCAAGAAAGCTGGATAAGGTTTGCCTTTTGCCAAACGGAAGCGTGCCACTGTGTTAAATGGCTCACCCCCAATAAGCGCCCTGTCGAAGTCCCTACCCAATTGGGTTAGATCTATATACAGGAACTGTCTGCCTTCACACGCGACTCGCGTTTCAAACGTGTCTTGTGTGCGCTGGTGGATGCCGAATTGGCGTCCGAGGTTGACCCAAAGCTGGGCCATGCTTTTCAGGTTATCCATTAGGAGTACCATCAAGCACCATCATGCAACGCCGGTTAAACCGGTTACAACCACTACAACACTTAGCCTACTGAGTAGGTCTAGTGTTCAGCATTCAGGATCCGTGCGAGAGAGAGCTCACCAGCGATAACGGTATCAACCGCATTCGCCAGGGTCTCAATTGCATCGGTAGCCACCTGCTCGACGTCGGAAGACGCACAGACCTCGAGGTCGTACGTCAAC